CGCACCGGCTTCCGGCCCTTCGTGTAAGATATCTGGGCTCGAAAGTTGGGGTGTAGTGCTGGCTTATCTGGAGGCAGGCTCTTGAAGACCACGAGGCAACCCCGATACGGCGACATCTTTGCCGGAAATGACGATGGCGCAGCGATGGCAGAGTTCGCCCGCATCAAGTGGGCCGAGTACAGGGCCGATCTTGAAGCTCGCGGGCTTTGGAACGTGACGCGCGCCAACACTCTGGACCGGATGGTTCGGATGATGACCGAGTATGAGTTCTATTATCCGATGGCGCTGGCGGAAGGGCCGGTCAAGCTGAGCGCTGACGGTGGGCAGTACGTCAACATGCTGTGGTCGAATTGTCAGAAATTGAACGAAGGCATTTCCAAGCTGGAGAAAGCCCTGATGCTGACGCCGGAAAGCATGGGCGAAAAGGCCCCAGCAAAACCGAAGGGGCAGGCGGCTTCCCCCGCCGATAAGTACCTTGCCAGACAAGCGGCCCATTGATGAGACAACCGCCTACGCGCGGGATGTGGTGTCGGGGAAAATTGTCGCGGGTGAAAATGTCCGTTTTGCCTGCCAGCGGCACTTGGACGACCTAAAGAGCGGGGCGGCCCGTGGGCTTCGGTGGGATGTCGAGGCAGCCCAAGACGCAATCGAATTTTTCCCCGCTATGCTCACGATCACTGAGGGGGCGAAAGAGGGCGAGCCGTTCACGCTTCTGCCGTGGCACGTCTTCGTGGTTGGTTCGGTCTTTGGTTGGAAGGACGGCAACGGGTTCCTTCGTTTCCGCTTCGTTTGGCTGGAGACAGGGAAGGGACAGGCGAAATCGCCGTTGATGGCTGCGATCGGGATCTACCTGTCCGGGTTCTACGGCAAGAAGCGCGCCGAGGTTTACTGCATCGGTGAGACAAAGGACACGGCGAAAGTCATGTTTCGGGACGCGGTCGCGATGGTGCGCGGCCCCATTCCGGGCAAGGGCGGCATGACGATTGAGGACACCGGCTTTGTGCTGCGCGGATCAGGCGACCTGACCTATAAAATGGAACACCCGGCATCTGGCAGCTTCATGCTGCCGATTGCCAATAACGACAGCGTTTCGGGCCCAAAGCCGATCTTGGTTTGCGGCGACGAAATCCACGAAATGAAGTCGAACAAGGGCATCGAGACGTGGAAGGCAGCCGTGACCAAGAAGCACGGCGACAGCATTTTGATGCTCGGCACCAACACACCTTCGATCGATCAGACGGTGGGCACGGATTACAGCGAACTTTGTCAGAAGGTGCTTCGAGGGGAGTTCTCCGACGATAGCCTGTTCGCCTATATCGCAAGGGTCGACAAGGATGACGACCCATTCAACGACGAAAGTTGTTGGGTCAAATCGCTGCCTGCCTTGGGCGTCACATACCCGATTGAGAACGTCCGAAAACAGGTTGTGACAGCGAAGAACCAAATCAGCACGTCGCTGATGACCAAGCGCCTCTATTTCGGGATTCCTGTGGGATCGGCTGGCTTTTGGACATCAGAGCAGGCTTGGGACGCGGTCAAGGGGCGCGTCGATGAAGCGGAAATGAAGGGGCGTCGACTGCACCTGTCGCTGGACCTTTCGCAGAAGAACGACCTCACGGCGGTTTCGGGTTGCTGGGAGGGGGAAACCCTCGCTGTCAAAACATGGTACTGGACCCGAGAATTCGAAATCGAAGACCGGACGACTGCCGATCACATACCCTATCGTGAATTGTCAGAAGCGGGCGAAATCACGATCACGCCGGGGCGCGTGATCGACTACAGCTTCGTCGCCAAACAGATCATTGACCTCTGTTCTGCGCATGACGTGGTTCAGATGGCGGTTGACCCGACCAAGCTGGAAGACCTGTTGAAAGAGTTCGTAGAGCAGGGGTTTCAACACTGGGTCTACAGCGGGCCGGATGAGCCGGAAGGCACTGGACTTAAGATCGTGCGGCACAAGCAGGGTCGAAATATCAGCTTCGATGGCAAGGCGCTCAGCATGCCTGCCAGCATCACACAACTTGAAGACCGCATGTTGAATGAGGGCATAGTGATCGACAGCAACAAGCTGACGGACATCTGTGCATCCAACACGGTGGTGAGGATGGACGCTATGTCAAACCGATGGTTCGATAAAGAGGTGTCGCGCGGGCGTATTGACGGCCTCGTCACTGTCGCAATGGCCGTCGGATCGGCGGTCAGCACGATGGAGGCCCGAGAATCTACCTCCTATCTGGACGGCGACGACAGCGAGATGATCGTTCTATGACGTTGTTCAGTCGTATCATGGCCCCCTTTGCCAAAAAGGACGCCGGTCTGAGCAACAGTAAGGAAGATCGTGTCTTCTGGAATGGATTTGGTGCTTACGGGCACCGGGAATTTTCGCAGGTTTCGGCGGCTTGGGCGGCGGGCCGCATCCTATCCTCCAGCATGGGGATGATGCCAGTTCGGATCGAGGGTCGAGACAAAACAGAGATCACGACCGGTCGCGAGTATGAATTGCTCAATGTCCGGCCCAACGACTTTCAGACGGTCGTTGAGTTCCGCGAGACGATCACGTTGCATGCGGTATTTACCGGCACGGGGCGGGCATTCATTCGGCGTGGCGCCGATGGCAGGCCCCTTGAGTTGGTCCCGCTGCATCCAACTTGGTCACCGAGCGGGTGGACCATGCGGGATGGTGAGTATGTCTTGCCGGTATCGATCCCTGATGAGGGATATCTGGGCGACTTTACCCGCCGGGATATTCTGGAAATCAGCAACCCCCGCTGGGACATGGTCGCGGGGATGAACGTCACCAAAGCATGCCAAAACGTACTTGGCCTTTCTACGCAACTTGAGACGCGGCAGGCGCGGCTCTCTGACAGCAACGCTCCCTACGGCGTAATCACGGCCAAGGACGGCACCAGTGAGGGCGCAATCAAGAAGCTAAAAGAGGCTTGGGTTAAGCAGTTCGGAAAAACCGGAATCGCGGTGATCGACTTCGAGGCCCAGTTTAGCCAGCTTATGCAGACCTCGGCGGATCAGCAGATTTTGGAGACGCGGGAATTCCTGATTGAGGAAGTTGCCCGCATGTACGGGGTCCACCCGTATCTTCTGATGAAAACGGGCGGCTCTGGGGCGCAGGGCGCGATTTCTGAGATCATGCTCATCTACATGATCACGGGCATAGGCCCTTGGACCATGCGCTTCGAGGCGGCGCTGAACTGTTCGCTGTTGTTGGACACCGGCCTGAGTGCAGAAATGGACGAGAACCAGCTCATGCGATCAACGCCTGAAATTCGGGCAGAGATCTACGCGAAGGCGCTTGGAGCAGGCGGCAACAAGCCGTGGATGACTGAAAACGAAGTGCGGCAGGGTAAGTCGCCATTCCGTTTGCCGGCACATGAGCAGGGCGAAAACTTGGCACACCAAAAAGAGGCACAGAGCGATGAAACTGGAGCGTAAATTCGCGCCTCTTGAGGCGGAAATCGACACCAAAGGTCAGATCGAGGGATATGCCAGCAAGTTTGGCTTGGTCGATCAGGGCGGCGATGTCGTGATGAAGGGGGCATTCGCCAAGTCGATTGCGTCCCGACAGGTCAAAATGCTGCGTGGCCACGTCCCCGACAACGTAATTGGCGTCTGGACAGAGGTCAAAGAGGACGATGTTGGGCTGTATGTTCGCGGCCAGATCAATATGGACACGCAGATTGGGCGCGAGACGCACTCTTTGGTTCGCAGCGGTGCCATGGATGGCATGTCAATCGGCTATCGGTCCCGCAAATCGGTGAAAAATGCCAACGGGCACCGAGAGCTCAGCGAGCTGGATTTGTGGGAGGTGTCGATTGTGACCTTCCCCATGCTCTTGGAGGCGACGGCGCAGGCCAAGAGCCTGTCCGACCTGCAAGAACCACACGAAATCAAGAGATTCCTTGAGGAGCACCTGTGCGACGCAGGCTTTTCGCGGAAGCAGGCCAAGCAGGGTGCCTCCCTTCTGGCCAAGCACGTTTTGGGCGGGCGCGATGCCCCCGAAACAACTGCCGAGACGGTGGAAGAAGTGAGGCAGATCATTCGCGACACGTTCGCGTAACCCCCCCCATCTTAACGGAGAAACAACATGCCTTTGGACATGGAAACGAAAGACGCAATCGCGTCCGAAATGAAATCGGCCATGCTCGACGCGCTGAAAGAACGCGACGACAAAGCCAACGAAATGGCTGAACAGATCGACCACCTGAAAACCAAGTCGGACGCTGACAGCACCGATATCAAGGGGCGCCTGGACGGCACCAAGTCGGCGATCGAAAAGCTGAATAGCACCATCGACGCTCTTGAGAAGAAGATGGCACGTCAGAAGCAGGCCGATGAATTCAAGAGCCTGGGCCAGCAGTTCATCGAGAGCGAAGAATTCAAATCGCGCGACACGTCGGCCCCCGGCCGCATCAAGCTGGAGATCAAGGATGTTCTGAATTCCGGCAACCTCGCGACCGGCGTTTCGCGCTCGGTGTTGGTGCCTGAACAGCAGGGCGGGTTCATCGCGCCGCCGCAGATCGACTTGCGCATTCGCAGCCTGTTTGCCGTGGGTCAGACCTCCAGCAACTCGATCCGTTCCATCGTGGAAACCGGCTATACCAACAACGCCGCGCCCGTCGCGGAAGGCGGCCTGAAACCGAAGTCCGAGATCACGTTTGGCGAGACATTGGTTCCGGTGCAGAAGATTGCACACCGCTTCCGTGCCTCCATGGAGATTTTGGAAGACGCACCGATGGTCCGCAGTTACATCGACGGTCGTGGCCGCTATGGCCTTGATCTTGTGGAAGAGCAGCAACTGCTGACGGGTGACGGCACAGGCTCCAACCTGAACGGCATCCTTGGTCAGGCAAGCACCTATGACGCAGCGACACTTGCAGGCTATACGCCGGCCAATCTGGTTGACGATATCCGTGTCGCCAAGTTGCAGGTCCGCAAAGCCCTCTATCCGGCAACCGGCGTCGTCATGTCGCCCGACGATTGGGCCGAGATCGAACTGCTCAAAGACACACAGGGCAGCTATCTGTTCTCGTCTGTCACCACCGGTGCGGTGCCGACCCTCTGGGGGATGCCCGTGATCACGTCCGACTCCATGGACAAAGGTGACTTCCTGATCGGCGCATTTTCCCTTGGCGCGATGATCTGGGATCGCATGGGCATGACCGTCATGGCGTCCACTGAGGATGGCGACAACTTCTCGGAGAACATGGTCACGATCCTGTTTGAAAAGCGCCTGGCGCTGGAGGTGACCCGCCCCGAGGCCTTCGTCTACCACAACGCGGTAGCATAAACCTCTAGGGCGCGGCTTTCGGGCCGCGCTCATCCCTCCGAATAGGGGCATAACATGCCGGATTATTTGACGCTCCCCCTGTTCAAAGAGGGGCTTCACTTTGACGAGTCCACGGTCCTGACTGACGAGGTCATGACGGGGTTCCTTGATGCCGCCGAGGCATACATCGGCGACCCTGAAAACGGAATTCTGCGCCGTCCTGTTGTGGTGACGGAGTTCGTAGAAGAATTTGATAGCCTGTCTGACGTGCAACTCCGCTTCCCAGACGGGGCGATCATCGCTTCGGTGACCTACACCGATCACGACAACCAAGAGCAAGCTCTGGATGCGGTTTACCGGCTCTCTGACGGCTGCCTGAAGCTGCTGCCGGGTGAGGTTTGGCCGCGCAACAAGGCGCCGGTCACGGTGACCTACACCGCCGGATTTGATCCGGTGCCTGAGCCCATCAAGAAGGCTGCCTATTTCTACGCGGGCACACTCTATGAGGCCCAGTTGAATGCGCAGATGATGGACCCAGAGCTTTTGCGCAAGCTTATGAGCACGATGCTGGCAGGCTATAGGAGGCCGACGCTATGACCGAAGAAACCACTGTTGAGTTTGCGAAGAAACACATTTACGGCGGAATCCCCTATGTTGAGGGCGATAAGCTAACCCTGCCGATCGGCAAGGCGGCTCTATTGAAGGCGGCGGGCGTCCTGAAGGAACACAAGAAGGCCACGAAAAAGGACGGCAAGTGATGCGCCTTCGGCATCGCGTCACGTTCAAGCGGCAATCGCAAGATGGCGACGGCTATGGTAACGTCTCGGGCGAATTCGAGCCGCTGTTCACAGTTTGGGGCAACGTGCGCGAAACACCGGGAAAAGAGCGCGTAGAGGCCGGTTCGGTCGAGGGCATTGTCACCTGTACGATCCGCATCCGAGATACAGCGCAGGCGCGGGCTATCACAGCAGCGGACCAAGCAGAGGCGCGGGGCAAGGTTTGGAACTTGGAAGCCCCGACTTTCGTCAGTGATCGCGGCACCTTTATCGACATAAAGGGCACGTCTGGAGGCGCGCAGTGAAAAAGTCAGGCTTCGACACAACCAAGGCAATGCTGAACCGGATCACGCCGGAGATCAAAGCCAAGTTTGAAGCCGCCAACCGCGATAACGCAGAAATGGTGGTGGACTTGGCCAAGGTGCTGATCCCATCGGTGACTGGCACCAACCGTGCGCTGATCCGCAACATTGCAGGGGAGGACGGGTCCCAGCTGATCGACTTCGGGCCGAAATCGAAGGTCATCGAGGGCAACCGTGGGCCGCGCCCCTTTGTGAACCCAGCATTGAACGCGACAAAAAAAGCGCGGGCGGCGCGTAATCGCAAGGCCATCAGGGACGCAATCAAGGCGGTGAAATGATGGATGACGGTTATGCACTGGCGCTGCAAAAGGCGCTTGTCTCGGCGCTCAAGTCGGATGCTGGAGTTTCGGCCCTCGTCGGCGCGCGGGTTTACGACCAGCCACCCCAAAGCGCCACTCGGCCTTTTATCCGCATTGGTGGAATTGAGCCGCGGCCACTGCGCACAGATGGCAAGTCGGCCGCAAGCGTGACCTTCGGGATCGAGGCGCACAGCCGACCGGTCACGTCTGGCAGGGTCGAGGCAACCCGATGCGCCGAAGCTATCGCTGCGGCGCTGGATGAGGCCGATCTGACAGTCACCGGCTATGACGCCGTGTTCGTGCACTGGCAGACCCAAACTGTGGCTCAGGACAGCGATGGCCAAAGTTACACGGCAATCGTCGCATTCACGGCGCTGCTGGACGGTTAGTCCGACTGTTGAGAGATGCACCCTCTAACGGCCACGAAATCGACATTTGGGTTGCCATTAAATCCGTATTTTAGGTCCTGCTCTACTCGGCACACATATAGTCCGCCGTCATGCCGAATGAGAAGTTCAAAGCCCAGAGTCGGCTGAACATAGGCGCGCGCGCCTATCACTTCACCAGATTGCACGACTGTTTGAGACTCGGCGTCATCAACCGTTGTCGCCCAAGACGGCGTAGCAAGCATCATCGCTGCAATAACTGCGTATTTCATAGAATTTCCCTTGTGCACAAAGCTCAATGGTAAGCCCACATCCCGCCCTTGGGCAAGGCAGGACACGGCGCCACGCCGCGCCAAACCCCACATAGGAGCCTGACAAATGGCAAAACAGAAAGGTCGACTGCTTCTCATCAAGATCGGTGATGGCGCGGACCCCGAGACGTTCACGACCCTTGGCGGACTGCAATCCAAGTCGCTGACCGTCAATAACAACAACTTTGATGTGACCACCGCTGGCGCGACCTCGCCGGGCGGGCAGCTTTGGTCGGAGGTCATGACCGGTGCGCGCTCGATTGAGGCCTCGGGCAACGGCCTATTCGAGGGCGGCACTTCGCTGGATCGTTTCAAAGAGATCGCGTTTGGCGCGAACGAGGACGACACGGCGGACGCAATCGGAAACTTTCAGGTGATTGTGCCCGAATTCGGCACCTTCGAGGGCGCGTTCCACATCAACAGCGTTGAGTTTGGCGGCGAGCAAGAGGGCGCGGTAACGTATAGCCTAACGCTGGCATCGTCCGGCTACATCAGCTTTACGGCTGCTGCGTAATGCCCATCACAGCGGAAGCCCCGGCAGGGGGGATCATTGAGCAGTTGGGCGGCGAAAGTCGCCCGATGGTCCTGCGGCAGGGTGAAATTGAGCGGTTCGAGCGACAGCACAATCTGGGCATCTTTCTGATGCTGGATCTTCTGCTTGGAAAAGTGCAGTACGTCACGGATTTCAACGGTAATTTCCTAAGCCTGAAATCCAGCCATTGCCGTGATCTGGTGGCCCTCGGGCTGGTAGGTGGCGGTCTGCTGGACAAGACGGCGGACAAGATCATTGGCGATCTGCCCCCCAATGAGAACCACCGAGTTCGCTTGATCGCTCAGGAGTTGGTTTTCGCCGCGTTCATGCCAGACGATCTCAAAAAAAAAATAGACGATTTGGATGGATCGTCCAGCAAGACCGCGCCGAAAGATACGACGCAAAAGAAAAGATCAAAAGTGCAGTCGCCGCAGGGGTAAGCCCTGCCGAGTGGCGCGCCATGACCCCCGCCGATTGGGCGTTGTTTGTCGAGGGCTGGAATGAAGCGCACGAGCCGTCTGAACCGCAAGCCCCCTCGTGGGAAGAACTCCAAGAATTGAAGGCGAAGTATGGCTGAACCAACAGAGCGCATTGCGATCCTTCTGGAGCTAGAGCAGCAGGAATTCGAGCGGCGGGCAAAAAGAGCGGGCGCGGCCATTGACCGGCTTGAGCGCAAGTACAGCCCGCTTGCGGCCGCCGAGGCGAAGATGGAGAAACAGCAATTGCGGTTCAACGCCGCGCTTGAGGCGGGGACAATCGACGCCGCTCAGCACGCGAAAGCGATGGGTCTCGTCCAACGCGAATACGACCAGACTGTTGCAAAGGTGAAGAATGCCGTGACGAACGTCGTTGCTATGAACAGCAGCGTTCGCGCCAATAGTGGTTTTGTGAACCGTAACAAAGAGGCTTTCAGGCAAGCAGGTTATCAAGTTGGCGACTTTGCGGTGCAGGTGCAGGGCGGCACATCGTGGCTGACGGCCTTCTCCCAGCAGGGGTCGCAACTTTTGGGCATCTTTGGCCCATGGGGCGCTGTGATGGGCGGTGTTCTTGCCGTCGGCTCTGCGCTTGCGGGCGTTCTGCTCGGGCTTGGTGACGCGACAGAGAAGACCAAAGAGAAGGCGAAAACCTTCGCAGATCGTTTGAGCGAGGCTGAGGCCGCTTTGGCGTCCATGTCGGCTGCCGCAGCAAATGTCTCTGATCTTGAAGCGCTGCGTAAAAAATACGGCGAGCTGACCGACGAGGTTCGCGAGATGGCGCTTGCGCTGCTTG